GGACTTTGCCGCGACGAGCAAGCGCGCGGCGATATTGTCGAGCGCTTCTTTGTCCGTGCCGCTTTGCTTTAGCCTGACGCTTGCGCGCGCCGCAAGGGACGCGGCCACATATCTCACAAAACTCTCTGGCCACAAGTTAAGGTCGCCCCCATACATCGGCCCGTTCGACACGTAGCTGATAAATATCTGGTCGTAGTCTGCGCACCAAAAGCCCGCCTCTTCGGTGTACTGAAGCAGGGGGCTGTTGAACCATTCATCCGTGCAGAGCATGGACACCTTAACAAAGTCCACGGGCTTTTCAAAAACCCTGCGAAGGCCAAACGAGGGAGTGATACTTGTAGAATAATCAAGTCTCGCGCCGCGCTGGGCGAACTTCCAGTTCCCCTGTTCGAGGCAAAACTTCACATGCCCCGCGCCGGTAGTGGAACCCCACAGTGCATCAAGCACCCTTCGCGGTTCACGATTCTCCGCGAGGGAGGCCAGCTCGCGCTCCCCAAGGTGCTCGACAAGTGCTTCGTTGTATATTGCGAGCTGGTCGGCCATAGCTTACCCCATGTCTTTCGCATTGTCCCGCAGCCACGCCTCGGCGGTGCCACGGTCATCAAAGCCTTCTTTCACGTAGGTCTTGTCTTTGCTGCGGATCACAGACCACTTGCGCTGCGGCCCCTTGAATTCCACAATGAAAGGTGCCTTGGGCGCGTCCTTCACTGCGACGGTCGGTTCGTTGATCTGTGCCTTGTTCAGGACGTGCAACTTCACATGGATGTTCGAGCAGGCGACCACCAAGGCTTCCGCGTACCACGCGCCGCCTTCGGGGAATATCTCCAGCTTGTCGCCGACGCGCAGCTTGGGCGCGACGTGCACCCAGTATTCGGGCTGCATGACATCCTCAAGGGTGTCTGTTGCTGCGGGGGAAACACGGTGTACGTTGCGCACGTAATCCGCTGCGCGGATGCCATCAGGAATCAATTTCGACATGTAGGTGTGCTCCTTTGGGTTGTTAAAAAGAAAGAGGCTCCAAGGATACCCTGAAGCCTCTTATTTTGCAACCGTTACGCTTTAGTCGGTGTTGGTCGCACTGCCCACGACGGTGCCATCAGACAGGTTAACGGCGCCCGGTGCGGCAGCACCGACCGTGACAACCTTGTGCATGGTCAGCGCGGCGGCATCGGTGGTCGAGTCTTTGTGGTAAACGATGTCGTTTACCTTCATGCCCAGCTCACCACCATTAGTGATGAATCCAGCCGTGTCGGCAGCTGCGGTAGCGTCAGCGGAAGAGTGGAGCCAGATGCGCGGGCCAGCGATGGCCTGTACGATGAGCGCCGGGGGTGCGGAAGTAGAGTAAGCCATGGTGATTCTCCTTTATTCAAAAAGTTGTCAGGTCCCCTCCCGAAGGAGGGGAAGCCTATTAGGCTGCGGCGTATGCCGAGCCGTCGTGGTTAACGACTACCACACCGCTGTTTTGCAGCAGCTTGGAACCCATGAACACCGAAGTACGGCAGAAGCTGTAGTCGTCTTCTTCGTCATAGCCCACAGTGGTGCTCAACCCGCCGGTGTTGACCGCGTGGCCGATGGCGCTCTTATGGTAAATGTAGCACTTCTCGGCGTTGGTGCCTTTGCCCGTCAGGTTCGGGTGAACAATCCAGTTCACACCAGCCCAGCGGAACATGGTCAACTGACCTTCAAAAGGCTTGTTATTGACGTAGTCAACAGAGGCGAACTCCTTGGTTTGCATCAGGTAGGCATACATGGCCGGGGTGATTACACCGGAGATGTTGCCGTCCAGAGGCACCGAGTTGTTGCCGAGGATGGTAACTGCGTGCATGACCAAAGCCAGCGAGCCAACTGCGGCGGCGCCGGTGTCCTGCGTGGCGGTAGCCAGTTGGGTCAGGATGTCGCTGTCAATCTTGCGATTGACCACAGCCATCGAGGTTTCTTGCATGATGCGACGACCATCACCTTGCGACGCAAAGATGTTAAAGCTGGTGCGGATCGGCTTGTCGTGCCATTCGGTCAGGGTGCAGGTGTTCTGCGTCAGGTTGTCAGCGCGACCCGGAATCAGGCCGTTCAGGCCACGGGTTACGGCGTTGGCGGAACCGGAGTCAGCGACCAAAAACACGGCGGAATTGCCCTTGATTTCGGTTTCAGTGACCACGGTGTTGCGCAACAGGGATTGGCGTTGCTCGAAGCCCGCAATGAATTCTTGGCGGTACTGCGTTTGGAAGGCGGAATCGGCCATGATGTTTACTCCATAAAGTTGTAGAGGAAAAAGTTCTTCCGCAGCTCGGGGTATCCATCCTGCTTTTGTCGCCGGGTGCCCTTTCGGATCGGTGACGCGGCCAATGGGGCCTTACTAATCGGGTACGTGGTGGGGTGGCTTACTGGCTAACCAATTTAGCCACCCCAGCTACGATTTCAAACAAAGCTATTACAAGCCGAGAGACTTGTCAACTACTTTTTTTCAGCGACGTTGCAGCTTTTCCTGCACGGAAATCAGCTCGCGGTAGCGGGACTGCATCTTTTCCGACTGCGGGCCTTTCCAGTAATCCGACTTGTGATCGCCCATCAGCTTTTGGATGCCCGCGAGCTCGGACTCAATAGCCTGCGCCGCGTTGCCGCTGCTGCCGGGGACTACCGTGGCGACAGGGTTTACCTCCCGCGCGATATTCGCCAGCCAGCGCAGCACCTTCACGTCGCTGACAAGGGGCGTTCCATCCGCAAGGCGGCCACCGATGATGCCTTCTTTGACACCTTCAGGGGCTGCGTCAAGCAATCCGCTTATCATGTTCTTGTTCAACTGCATCTCGCTGCCCCACTCCGCGCGCAGTGTGGCTGTGGCTTCCTGCGTGATCTCCGCGTCCAGCTGATGCCGTGCAGCGAGCTCGCGTTCCTGCGCGTCTTGATACCACGCCACCGCTGCGGATGCTTGCTCGGGGGTCATGTTCGTCGCATGTGCTGCGGAGGCGATGAAGTCGTCCACGAAAGAGGCGTCAGCCTCGCCGAGCGTGCGGCCTTCAGGAAGCGTGATCTCATAATCCTCGGGTTTTTCGGGGATGCCATTCTCGCGGCGCCAATCGGCAACTTGCTCCGGTGTGGGGTCCTTCGGCAGAGGTGCCTTCAGCCCTCCGGTGGCAATCTTGTTCTGCGCCGCAATGAGCGCGTCGATCACCGCTTCTTCCGAGGAATAACGCTCCAAGCGTTTCAGCAGTTTTTCGTCGCCCTTCGCGTAGTCCGTGCGGAGGCTCGCCCAGTCACGCGGCGCGGCGGGTGCATCAGCAGGTGCATCAGCAGGTGCATCAGCGGGCGCAGCGGCGGGTGCAGCGGCGGGTGCAGCGGCGGGTGCAGCGGCGGGTGCAGCGGTGTCAGGTGCATCGGTAACGGGTGTTGCCGAGCCTGCATCAGGGGTGGCGGCAGTGGTCATTTTGGCTTTGCTCCTTTTGGTTGAACTACTTTTTAGCGCCCGCGAGGGCACCGGTGTTTACTTTCAGCAGCTTGACTATCTCCAGCCCTACGAAGCGTTTGCCAGATACAAAGGCGTGCTCTCGGGAGTCGGGCCGGTAATCAAGGTCATAGGTGCCGCAGGCGTTGTTGATTATCCAGTTCATCGCGCGCTGCTGTTGCCCCGAGTCGGCGTCTCCCCTAACAAGGGCTTGCAGCGCGGAGGCATCAGGAAGCTCCCACGCGGGGGGCGCGAACGCGGCGGGGGCGAGCATCGCCTTGCGGGTCATGCTGCCCCAAACCCTGCGCTAGGCTGGGGGTTGCCCGCCGAAGCGGTGCCCAGCGTGCCAGCGATGTCTGCGCTCTGCTGAAGCTGCTGTAAGAGCTCCGCGTTTTGTTGCTGCTGCGCGCGCTTGTCGGCAAGTCCCTTTGCTACTTCTTCAGAGCGGGTCCACTTCGCAGGGACGCCTATGCCTTCCAGCACATCGCGCAGCGCAGCGCTCGCGTCAATAATGTCCACCGTGTTCGGATCGAGCGCGACGGCATCCGCGAGCATGGACTTCGCTTCGAGGAACCGTTGCCCTTTTTCGCGCTCGATGGCGTCGTGCAGCGGACTCTCGAACTGAAAAATTAACTCCGCGCCCTGTAACTCTTTGGGCAAGTCCAGTGGGGACCCAAGGGCTCCCGCGCGCAGCATAATCTCGAACGTCTTGTCGCAAAGGGGGCCATTGTAATCAATCTCCATCGGCTCGAACAGGGGTAGCGCTTGTCGGATATATTCCTGCACGCGCTGGCCCACTTCATACGCGGTCATCTCTCCGGCGGGCTGTGGGAGCGCAATTTTGTTCAGGAAAAATGCCTCGGAAATCATTCCCCGCAGGCGATCCGCCATGTCAATCCCCAAGGGGATAGCGTGCGTGTCTTGCGTCAGGGGGCGCAGCACCTCTCCCAAGCGTTCATCGTATTCCGCGTCCACCCATGTGATGCCCCCCGCATAGATGCTGATGTCGGAGCGTATTGCTTCCTGCACCGCGAGCATCGGGGGGTTCACCGCTTTTTCGCCCGCGTTCAGGAGCACGCGGGTCATCGCCTGAATCAGGCGGGAGTCAGGCAACGCGGCAACGGTCGCGGGGGAGTAGGCATACTGGGAGCCCGACACAGTCTGCCAGCGGGGGATTGTGTATTCTTGGGACATCAAACCGACCTCTTCCATGAGGTGCTTGTTATCCACGTCGAAGTACAGGGAAACGAATGGCGTGCGGAAAGTTTTGAGGCCCCTGTAACTATCCAAAGGGATAATGCAGTGGCGCACGTTGTACTCTTTGAAGGGCTCCTTCGCCAGCACTGTCTTCACCTTGTCGTGAACCTTGTCCCCAAAGAGGGTCACAAGCTCGCGGGCTGAAGGTTTCCAGCGGCGGTGTACCGTGCCCACCATGCCTTCGGCGTCTTCCGCCCATGCCACGTCGCGCAGGTGCCAGCAGCGATATAGCAAACCGTTGCCTTCTTTGTTCATGGACGCTTGAATAGCGCATTGGCCAAAGGTCGCAAAGTCGTGGTCACCTTCCTTGGTCGCCCTTGCAAATTGGCTGCGCCTGTCGTGCATCGCATGGCGCATGCGCTCTTCGGCACTTTGCAGCCAGCCCTTCGCTTCGGTGCCCAGCTGATCGTAGTTGTGCGTGCGCACATGGAACCACGCTTTGCTGGTAGGGCGCAGCATCGAGCCGATTGCATTCCCCAAGTCTCGTCGGGCGATGATCGGGTAGGAAGTCATCAAGTTGGAAGCGAACTCCTCGCCGATGTTGCGCACAGTGGTGAAGTCCGCGCGCTCGGGGTAAAAGTTGTCCGCGATCGTTTGCCACAGCGAAAGCAGCCCGCTCCGCTTGTCAAAGAGGTGATCCCCCTGCTCGATTAGCTCGTCGATATAGGCCATGTGTTTTTACGCGAGTGCCGTCTTGTCCGTTTGCACACTGGGGAGACCCCGCTTCAGGGCTTTGCGTAGCAATTTCTTGCGGAACGCTACGTCTTCATCCAAGGTTGCATTGCCCACGCCGGAGTCGCGCGCTACCTTTTCAGTGCCAACTTTGGGCTGCGCGCTGCGCTGCTTTTGAATAGCGCGCGTTCGAGCTCTTCCACGGGCGTCGCCAATGTAGGGCCCGTAGCCTCCCACGGGGGCGTTGAGCCCCGCAGGTTCGTTAGGGAGCTCGACGCCCAGCAGACTGTACCTTGCTTTTTTACTGGCGTAGTCCGCGGTCAGTTTACCTTGCGCAGCAACTTCAGCGCTACTAGGAACTCTGGCGGGGGCGTTGGGGTCCAGATTGCGATTGCGAAGAGTTTTAGGATACAAGGTGCTCCGTGAGCTATGTCGACTTGACATTTTTTAACCTCCCAGAACCGAGTCTTTTACATCGTGATTGGTGGACAGAATTGTGCTTGCCCGTCCACCTCTTTGTTGCGCGATGAGTGCCTGCTTGCGCTTTTGCTCCGCCGCGTTCTGATCCGCTACAGGGATTGCAGGCGCAGGCGTTGGCGCGACGGGCTCCGGCGTGGCGGGTTTGTTTTGAAAAGTGCCGAGCGCGCCTTTTATGAGTGCGGGTGCGACTGCCGCTATGATTTCCCCTGCCATTTTCTATCTCCTCGCGGGCGCTCGGCCCATTAAAACCTTCGGTGCGGCGCGTCGCGCTTTCCAGCCACCGGGGACGTTCATCTGCTTCAGTCCATCCCACCAAGCCATCACGACAGCGTCACCTTTGTCCGTTGACCTGCCTATCCTATCACAAACTTTTTCTTTTGATTCAATTTTTATTCCGTTGGTGCCAACTTCGTAGGTGGGAGCGCACAAGTCCGCCACCAGCTCGGCATCTGGGGGGAGCATAATCTGCGATCCGCCCTCCTGCGAGGGGTCAAGCGCTTCCCGAAAACGCCAGTACGCTTCGGCGCGCACATTGAAAAACTTCAGTTGCTTGTCCACCGTGCGGTGCTTGGATGACTTGACGCCCATATAGCTCTTCACGTCAACCCCGTTTTCCTTCAGGTGGGCGTAAGCATCCGCGCCCCAGCCGCCGCCAACGTCAACGATCACTTTCGCGTTGTTGCGGCGCTTCGCCACCACAAGCCCCGCAGCTATTTTGCCATCTGGCGTTTCCTTGCCGGGGACTGCAACAAGCGGTGCGTACCAGCCGTCGTGCCGAATGGCCAGCACCGTCTGGTCGTTGCCCCCCTGCGCAATGTCCACGCCGATGCAGCACATGGGTACTCCCACCGGTGGGGTAGAGCTCCACCTCGCTTGCGCTTCGCGTATCCACGGGGTAGGGATGGCTTGCCAGATGTCATCCGACCTTGTGAGCAAGAAGTTGCCCGAGATAAGCACCTCGCGCGCGGCGTCGGGCAGACCGGCGAGGCTCTTCGCATACTGCTCCGCGTCGTAGTACGGGTTATCCGTGAACTTTGATGAAATGAAGGTGCGACTTTGCGGCGCGACTTTCACGCCATGGAGTTCGATGAATTCGTCCTTACCGCACTCCCTGTCACCCTGTCCGTCGTGGCTCGGCAGGAAGTAGCGCAGCTCCCCTTCCTGCGCGGGGTTGGGGTGCTGTGGGTTGAGCCAAGGCGCAAAGTAGTCGATGAGCCAGTCGCCGGTTGAATTCAGCGGCGGGTTGCTGCCAAGTACCACGCGGCAACGCTGCCCCGCGACTTCCGTGCGCAACCAGCCGATCAGCATACGCACTTGGCTCTCTGGAATCTGCGCGGCCTCATCGACACAATTTTTGTTGATGAAGCCGCCCACTGTGATGAAATGATTTACCTCTTCAATCTCCAAGTCGAAGAGTTCCAAAGGGCCAACAGGCTCAACAGCGAAGTCACTTTCAAAGTGCACCGCCGTGCTTGAGCGTGGCGCCTGTGTGTAAGGGTGTGCATACCACCACTTACGGGTAAAGAGTCCGTTGCGATTGTCCGCCAGTGTAAGCGTGGGCGCGTAAGGGCGAGGTGCGACGGCACACCAGCCAGAGGGCGTCAGCAGCTTGTGAGTCGCGGACTGCACCTGTGACACCCCCGAGGGCAACGTGACGCGCACAGCGTCTTTTGGGGGCGTGGGGAAGGCATTTAGCACTTTCCTCGCGCCTTCCAGCGTTTCTACCTCATCACCGACCTGCACCTCTTCCACGGGCTTGTAAGAGCCGTCCGCCATCAGCACGGGAGTTCCCCGCCCGACACAAATCAAATCATGCGGGTTGCCTTGCTTGCCGTCGATGCTTTCACCAAGGCCCATGAAGTCGATCACGCCGCCCTCGGGTTTGCGATATAGAGGGCGCATGCCGCCGACTGCGCTGTTTTCTTTGCCAAGGATATTGTCCAGCGTGTGCAGTACCCCTGCAAGGTCAACGAAGTTGCGGCGCACAATCAGCGTGCGCTTGTGGCAATTTAGAGCAAGGCCAACTTCAAGCGCCGTTTTTCCGCCGCCGGGTGATCCTCCGTATAGCAGCACGTCGGCTTCCGAGAAGTAAGCGTCACTTTGCGGGCCGGGGCTGGGGATGAAGGGTAGATGCTTGGTCGCCTCGTAAGCTTCAGCAATAACTTCTTGCTGTTTCTTTTCAGGCAGCCCTGCGAGGCGTTCTAGAATGTCATCTAGCTGCACGGCGCGGAGGGTTAAGCGCTGAACTGGCCGATGGCGATTACGGTGGCCCCAGCGCCCGTGGTGACCTTCCACGGGCCTGTTTTGGCTCGCGCACCAATTTCCACGCTGCGGGGTCCGAGCTGCGCAGAGGCAGCGGTCTGCACCACGATGCTTGTCGCACCGTCGATCAGCGTAACGCCAGCGGTGGCTGTTGCGATGGTGTTGATTATGAGGCGCGCAAGGAAGTCTCCCTGGGCGCCGGTACCACCGAGTACCTGCGCGGTTTGCGATACCGCAACCTTTTCGTAGTCGGAGCCGCCGACTTCGACGGGCTGGTTGGATTGCTTGATGGACATGGTTCAGTTTCCTTTCACAGATTGCAACAGGGTGAAGGCAATGCGGCGAGCCGCATCGTTCGGGGTGAGACTTGGTGCTTCCTTCGGCGCATCACTTTCACCGTTGGCATTGTCCGAGAGGCCAAATGCTTGCCGCTCCAAGCCAACCAGGTTCTTGTAGGTTTCAGTCAGCTTTTTGAAACTATCAATGCGCCCCGGGGTGCCGGTAACCTTGCGGTACAGGTCGTTCAGCTTGTCGATGCCCCTGGCGTCGGGCGCGCGCATCAATTCCGCCAGTTGGCCGAGTTGCTCCGCGCTGGACGTTTGCAGTTCCAGCTCCACAAGCAGGGATTCTGCGAGGCGCTGGTAGCGGGGAATCGTAGCGCGATGCTTCAGCACAAGGTCTGCTTGGTTCTTCGCAGCTACCTCGATGGTCAGCTTATCCGTGAGTTTGGTTTCAGCACGCTTGGCGGCTGAAACCTCTTGAGCTGAAACCAGCGCTGCTGCCTTGGCTCGAATCTTCGCTTGCAAGTCGCGCTCGACGCCGAGCTTGCGGAAACGCTTGATGATGGCCGTGTGAGACACCCCGTTCTCGGCGCCAATCTGCGTCGCGGACTTGATGCCTGCGCGCCAGTCCATCTCGATGGCTGGCCAGTCAAGGTCTTTAGCTGCTTTTGTGCGTGCCATGGTGCAATTTCCTTTCAGCGATGAGCCATAACTCTACTTGACTTTTCCAATTTTGGCAAGATATCGCTGGGAACTCTCCGAGGAGGTCGCCGAGGCGCGCCGCTGTTCCCGTGCGCTCTCCGCTTTGAGAATGGCTTTGCACTTCGCGTGGTTCCCCTCACGGAGATGCCGACCGCAATGCTTACAAAAAAAACTGAATTTCATCCGTTGCCGCTTTTCTTTGCGTTAATCCCGCTTTGCATTGTACCCTAAAAGCTTCTGTCTTGTATGTGCCTTGTGCGCGCGCATGTGTGGACTTGTCCGGGGGGGGGTTTTGCCAGAACAAAACACTCCCTCCCACACAATGTCACACACACACCGGTGAAAAAGGTCACATCACTTGTTTATCACTTGTTTATCACTTGTTTGTCACTTTTTATCACTTTTATCGCACAAAGGGGGTGTGACAAAAAAAGTGGTGAAATGTGATAAAGGTATGATATTATAGTGATATGTTTAGCCGTGGTTAGAATGCGGGTTACAGAGCGATTTTGACCCCCGGTGTGACATTTTTTATTGTTAAGAATCATGTAGTTAGAGTTATCCACAGGTTTTTTTACGTTAATATAATCAAGGAGTTACAACATGTCTAAAAATAGTGTGCAACAAAAATCAATCAAAAAACAACCTACTTTGCTTTCCCAAAAGGTGAAGTGGCTCCGCATTCAGGGTGGCTTTTCCCAAGCCGACGCGGCGGCGGAAATGGGTGTTTCCAGGGAAACCTTCAACCGCTGGGAAAGGGGCTCACGGATTATCCCGCCGGCGAAGCTTCAAAGGCTGCGGCACATCGTCCACGCCTCGTGGGCCGACTTCGTTCCCGAACTGGTATATGACGCCGACGGCTACCCGGCAGGCTTTTCGGCGAAGGCCAAAGACGCGTTATACGACGAACTGGCCTACAGTGACCTGTCCGAAAAGGAAAAGGACGCAGCCCTGGACGCTTGGGATGAGAAACTTATTGCTTTGGAAAAGGAAGAGTACCCCGCCCGGGAAGAGCAAAGGACACGCATAGCGGAAACGAGACTCTGCGAGCGCATGCTGTCCCCCGCTGCGCCCCTCACTGTGCGAGCTGCTGCCGTGGAAAAGGCTATGAGGGATTGGCGGATTACTAATGCCGCTTTTTTAGAGGGAGTCGCTGCGCGCTTCAGGTGACATGAAGCTCCCCCGGCGAATGCCGGGGATTCCTGCGGCGCTAAACTAGGGCGAGCCCCCGCGTAGTTACTTCGGCGGGGCTTTCCGCGCATCCCGGCAGCTTCAGGAACCCCCGTTCATTCACCAAGGTGCCTCTGTCAATCAGCGCAGTGATGGCTTTAACAGCCTTTATGCGCCTCTGGTCGCACTTCCCTTTTTCGGTGGGTGGCATGTGCGCCACCACTTCCTCAATCAGCGCCGCGTACCCAAAGGCGCCCGTGGCGAGGTCGATACCATTCGCGAACACGCGTAGGGCAGTGCGTTCATCCACGTCTTCCTTGGCTCCCCTGGGCGCCCTGCGGGAGGCAATGGTCGCCCGTGACGCCCCGCCT